TGAGCTTGCTGAAAAGATTGAGCAGATTGTAGACGCGTTCAAGGACTTTTTTGGCCCAGATAAGGAGAGCAACTAATGACTACCAAAAATTATGATCAAGCACTTGCCGACTACGACAAAGCGCTAGATCTAGTTTGGAGCGACATTTTCGAGCTAGTAAATGCCATCAAGGATAGCAAGAGCGACAGCGAGATCGCGTCTGCCAAAGAACACATCAGTTGGTCGCTGATTGAGCTGACCAACTTACCCTGCACCCATCAACGCGACAACGACAACAAGGAGAGCAACTAATGGGAAACGCCATAAAGCAATTTGAATACACTTGCCCATCCTGTGGCGCAAACGAGTATTCCGAAGCAAGCGAGTGTTGCGACTTTTGCATCCTGACTATGTTTGCACAGAAGCCAAGCCCCGATCTTGCAACCGCGTTCGATCGCTACAAAAGCGTAGCCGATTGGGAAAATGACGAAACCGATTACACCGATGGTTTAGATGTCGAAGATTTAGAAAAGTGCCGATTGGGATGCGTTTGCTCCCCAGAAGAAAAAGAAAGCAACTAATGAAAAAAGCAACCATAACGGCCTACACGCTACCGACAAAGAATGACTTTGAAGATGTAGTTATCACTCACTCAAACGCGTCAGCAACTATTGTTATCCAGCTACGCGATCGACGCGATGGCGAGATCACTAATGAGATGACTTTTTCTCTTGATCGCGACCTAATCATCCACGACCTAGACAAGATCTTTTCGGAGATCGCGTTTGACCAGATCGACGACTAATGGACAACGACGCTGCCGTCTACGATCACGACGCTTGCAATGAAGTCTGTTCTGTGGACTGCAAAGTGTGCCAAGCTCCAAGCGACGATCTCTGCACTTGCCAATGCCGTTGTGAGAACAATGGCGGCTACACCTGTGCCGCTTGCAAGATGAGTGATAGCTAATGACTCCATTCCAATTCGCCTATCCCGACAAGCTCACGCCCAAGGGAATCTCTATCCGAGTGCAATACAGCAGGAACAAGAATCGCGTGGCCGGCTATGTGAAACCTAGCAACGAGATCAACAGCGTGAGATTCAAGCCTGTGGTTGATTGGCTACCGATTATCTATTGCGACTACCGCGACTTACTCCCCGAAATAAACCGACACTTTGCGCTACACCTATTGAAAGAAGAAGATAAGTGAACCAACCAATTTTCGATCAGCTATTGATTGAGCTTGCTAACGAGATCAAGGAGATGAAACATCCGTCATTCCGCCGCCGAGTCCAAGCTCGCGTGGCCCTGATCAAGCAGACAGGTAAAACTTGGCTATGGATCAGCGAGAACACAGGACTATCCATAAACGAGCTACGCGCTCTAATGAAAGGCGTGAAGTAATGGCTAGACGCTTGCCACAGAAGATCGCATCCGCTGGCACACTTGACGACACAGAGCTTGCCATAGCGTTTATGCGCTACTTGTGGAAGTTTTCGCGCGACTACCGACGAATGGAAGCTGGCGAAGATGTCGAAACTTACCTAGACTATCTGTTTGAGAAGATGGAAACACTTGCGCCATCGAAGTATTACTTTGGCACTCCGAACGATCACCAGACGGATGTTTTCGGCTACTTCAAGCTGCCAGATACGCGTAGGCAGTAATTATGAAACTAGACGGAATGACGGCACACTTTATAGCCGGCCACATCCAGCAGCTCTACAACGATGTGAACGCTCAAAGGATGAAGCTGATTGAGAATCGCTCATACGATCTCGCGAACGAATTGGCGATCGAACTTGATACGATGGAAGCCATCCGCAAGTGGATAGTGGAGCGCGAGTATAGGTATCCATCACCAGATAGCCCCATCTACAATTCCCAGACACCTTTGCCCAGATAGGCAGACGCAAAATTCCCATTGGAGTATAAATGAGTAAAGAAGCCAAAACACGCATTGAAGCAGCTCTATCTGTGCTTGCGGATAAGCAGTCAGAGATGAACCTAGCCAAAGCAACCATTGAAGCCGAGCTACGAGAAGAACTAAACAACCGCTTGTATTCATACCGAGTAGAGCGAGATCGGGCCGCTAGGGTCGCATACGAAGTCGGAGCATCCAAAGCATCGATCGGTCGCCACTTGGGAACTAAGAACTACGCGTCAGTCAGTCAGATCTTGGAGAGCGCTGGCATAGCGCCACAGACAGACAAGGCGCATCCAGAGTGGTCTGTGGAGCGCGTAGCGCCTGGCAAGGCACTTATCCGCGCCTATGGCCTTGGCGATGCCAAGATGTCGGGATCGGCAACCATTGTGCTTGACGAGGATGGCGAGAACTTTTCGACCGAAAGCGGCGATGCATTTATTGAGATTCAGCTATACAAACTTGGTTTCAAGGATCAAGTTGTTAGGGAGATGAAATGACGCTAGATGATTACAACGCAGAAGAAGAAGTGATTGCTCACAACAAGCAGCTCAACATCACGCTTGGCGATCTCATAACTATTTACTCTCGCGGAGATGAATTTTTTATTGACGGCGGATCTTTTGGCGCGATAGGTGAATGGGTAAGAACCCTAGACGATGCGCGCAAGATGATCAAAGCCAGATACCCGAAAGCCGATTGGGAGAATGTTGGATGGTAGAACCGCTAATACCCTATGAGTATCAGCAGCGCGACACAGACCTATTGGTTGGCTATGGAGCTGGCATCGTGGCTACACAGGTTGGTGGCGGCAAGACTCTGGTATCGATCGAAGCGGCCAAGCGCCTAGAAGCACAAGATGTGTTGGTGATCGCTCCCAAAGGCACTCACAAGCGCGCGTGGCAAAAAACCATTGAGCGCCAGATCCCTGATGCCGTTGTGCGCCAAATAAACTCCACGCAAGCTGGCAAGGATGCCTACGCGGATCTTTATAGCCGCAAGCCCGGCTGGTATCTGATTACGCCAGAGTTTTTCCGCAAGTATCGTTGGGACAAGATCCATCCAGATGTGGCTATCTTTGACGAGATTCACCGCGCGTCGAACCGCAAGAGTCAGACTGCCAAGATGTTGCACACGCTCAAAGCTGTTCACCGCTTTGGCCTGTCTGGCACGATCGCCGGCAACAAGATCGAAGGCTTTTGGTCTGTTGTCCGTTGGGTGTTTCCAGAGCTTGCTGGTCGCAGCTTTTGGGCTTGGGCGGATCACTACTGCCTAATCAAAGAAGATTATTTTGCTGGCAAGATTATCGTTGGCGAGAAAGATCCAGGATCGATCGTGGCACACTTGCCGGCTTACATCCGCCACTTGAAACGCGATCGCTGTTGCGACTTGCACCCAGATGGGATGGATGCAGATTTACCACCGATCGTTTCCAAAGAACGCTCTGTGGATCTCGCGCCGGAGCAGAAGAAGATTTACAAGCAGATGGAAAAGGATTTGGTCGCGTGGCTAAACGGCAACCCGATGATCGCAGAAGTGCCTGTATCAGCGCGTATCCGTTTGCGCCAGATTACTCTCGGTGTGCCAAGCATTGATCCCGAAACGAGCGAGATTTATTTTGCCGAAGATTGCAAGTCGAGCAAGCTGGATGAGCTATTCAACATCATCAGCGATCATCCAGATGGCGAACAGATGCTCATTCTCACTCATTCCCAGAAGTTTGCCAGGGTAGCCACCAAGCGTCTAGCCGATGCTGGACACTCGGCGTTTGAATGGTCTGGCGCAGCTACGCAAAAGGATCGCGACGCAGCTCTGGAACGCTTTATCGCTGGCGAGATCCAATTTATCGTGGCAGTAATCGCTGCCATCGGTGAAGGCACAGACGGCCTACAAGAAGCCGCGAGTGTGGTTGTATGGCTATCCAAGGATGATAACCGACTACTGAACGAGCAAGCAGCTGGCCGACTCGATCGGCGTGGTCAGAAAAAATCTGTTGTATCTTATGAAATAATTGCTGACGGCACTTACGATGAGAACCAACTAAGCAAGTTGGTAAAGGATCAACTCGCGATGAACCAAAGTTTGAGAAAGCAAGCAGATGATAACTAGGCACGACATTGAGCTAATGACGGATGGACAACGCGAGATCTTCTACGCTGGTATCAAAGTCGGTCGTAGCCAGATCAAAAAAATCATCGCGGATGTCGCGTCTGAATACGAAGATGATGCGTCGATCGGCATACTAGCCGATCTCGGAGCAAGGATCGATAAGGATAAAAAATGACGGACATCGCGCTACTTGAAGCCTACAACGAATGGGTCGTTGATCAAAAACTAAACCCACCACGCCACACGCCTGGCGAATACGCGGAATACTTGCGCCACCAACGGAACGAAAAGATCATCGAAAGGGCTTTGGAGATGATCGTTGAATACCACAAGGGTATTGATTGGAAACCAGAGCTGGTTGAAGGACTCTTAGGGATACTGAGAGATGAGAAATGAAATCTACGGCTACTACAAGATTGAGGACACTATGACCCAGATAGACGCATTTGCAATTCCCACTCAGGCCGAGGCCCAGATTGAGGCACAGGCAATTCCCACCAGGCGCGCACGACTGAATCCAGATGCTATCCCTGTGCTTGCTATTGCCGTTGGCATGGTGTCTGTGCTGATGATCGCATCGTTTGTAGTATCGTTCAGCGGTATCTACGCAGTATCAGAGTGGACAGGTATCCCGAAGTCGATCCAATGGCTACCTGCTCTGTTCATCGACGCAGCTATTCTTGCCTACACCATCTCGCTGGTGGTATTCAAGGCTCGCGGAGAGTCGCTCTGGCGAACCCTGCTCGGCCTCTCTGCCTTCGCTGGCATCTCGGTGATCGCGAACATCTCGCACACACTGGCCTTTTGGGATGGCTCGCTCACCGACTTCCGCGCCTGGATTGGCGTATTGATTACAGGAGCTGCACCAATTGCTGTGCTATTGGCATCCGAAGAAATTACTCGCCTAGCGTTTGAACCGGCGAAAGCGAGTAAATAGTGGCTGAGGAGCGCAACCAATACGCGCTGCCGATCTACTATGGCATCAAAAAGAAGGCAGTCAGAGCGTATGTCGAACTCATGGCTGCCACAGAAAAAAATGGCCCAACGCCATGCGCCAATAATCCGTATTACTATACAGATTTTATGGATAATAACCAGGCTGGTGAAGAACTCACAGAAGATGATTGTGAGGCTCTTTGTGCAGACTGCCCACTACTGAAACTTTGCTACGACTTCGCTGTTCTGAATGAAGAAGAAAACGGCGTGTGGGGTGGCATTAGTTTCTACAAGAAGATAGATTGGTAGCATGAGCGAATTTACAGGGATGAACAAGCTAGAAGCAATGGCCCAGATCGCCAAGGTCGGCTACGACGAGGGCGTAAAGGATGAGTATGAGCGCATCGTCAAGTTGCTAGAGGCACACTTCAATAATCCTGAAGGTTGCCCTTGCGATTTGTGCTGGAAGTTTTCAGGTTCTAAACTCGCCATTGCACTTATCAAGGGAGAGAAAAAATGAGCAAGATGTTTCCGACCAGAGAAGAACTCTGGTTTGATAGTGGCAAGATCAGCGAGCGAGCGAGCATTGTAAAAGTGTTGGAGGATTATTTAGCACTTACAGAGATGTCCGTTCTGGATGGCGCAGAGCCTAATTCAGAATGGGATGCAGGTTTCCAGGCAGCGCTCGCACTCATCAAGGAAAAGAACCAGTGATCGCTGGCATCGTAGTTTTCGCGTTGCTGATCTGGTATTTCAAGCAGCTACACAAGGATGATAAGAAGTGAGCATAGTAGTTGGCATTTTCATAGTCGCCATCTGGTATTGGCTAACAAAGGATAGGAGCAATAACTAATGGCAACATTCAAACCACCAAAAGGCGTTCAAGACGCAGCTAAACGAGCAGTGCAGTGGATCAAAGAGGGTAAGGCCGGAAGTGGCTTCACCTCTGTGGGCCGAGCAAGAGCATGGCAGTTGTCCGAGGGCGCGTCAGTAAGCGATGCCACCATCAAGCGCATGCGATCCTACTTCGCTCGCCATGAAGTGGACAAGCAAGCCACTGGCTTCAAGTCTGGTGAAGAAGGTTTCCCAACTCCAGGTCGCGTAGCTTGGGATGCCTGGGGCGGCGACGCAGGTAAGTCTTGGGCCAATAGCGTGAACTTGGAGAGCGACAAGTGAACGAAAAGATAAATAACATCACTGGAAACTTTTATTCTGACGAGTGGTATACCGATCAAAAGACAGTTGATCTTTGTTGGGATCTTTTGGACATCAAAGAGGGCGAAGTTATCTGCTGCCCATTTGACTCCGAAAAGAGCCTGTTTGTCCAGAAGGCAATAGCAAACGGCCACAAGGTTATTTATGGCATAACTGACTTCATCGGATCTACTGACTATGTTTACGACAAGCTAGTCACTAATCCACCATTCTCGATCAAGGATCTAGTTATCGAATCCGTTTATTCTTACGGCAAGCCAGCAGCGCTTATCTTGCCTATGGACTCACTTGGCGGCGTAAAAAGACACTCTATTTATGAAAAATACGGCAAGCCAAGCGTTTACATTCCAACGAAAAGAATAAGCTATTTTGATGAAAGTTGGGACAAGAAGAATGGATCAAACTTCCATTCGATAATCATGCTTTTCAATCAAAATGTTCACAACGGAGTTATTTGGGAGTTTGAATCTAATGGCTAAAAGGAGATACCGCTTTGGTATTGAATACTTCATGGGCTGGACTATCAGCCAGATCGAAGCATCGGGATACACTGTCGTCTTTGACGGCAAAAAGTTTTTGGCAAAAGCAAAGGAGAAGTAAATGAAGGATCTGAGTTTTGAGCAGTGGCTACAACTAGGAATCGATAACGAGTGGGCTGGTCCGTCTGTGTGCTACACCCACGACGGCTTGCCTACCAGCGAAGCTGAGGATGTTGAGTTTGAGGAGAACGATCCTTGTATCCACATCATTAGGCTCTACGAGGACAGCAGCGTAAAGATCGCAGTTGAGGAGAACCACTCACCGAGCGTCTGGCGGAAACCGCGATGATCTTATTCGGCTTTGCACTACTAGCCCTCACCGCACTACTAATCATCTCGCTCGGACTCGCAGTCTGGGTATCAATTGAAAGAATCACGAATGACGAATAGCCACTTTGAAGCAGCACTATCGCAGACCTTTGCCGAGGCCGAGGAACTACTGCTCCGCAAGCACCGCGACTACGGCCCGAAGAACATCAGCCTGTCGCCTGGCGGACCTCTAAACGGCTTGCGTGTGCGGATGTGGGATAAGTTGGCTAGGATCAACAACCTGCTTGACTCTGGTGCGACTCCGGAGAACGAAGCGCTTATCGACTCGTTCATCGATCTGGCAAACTACGCCATCATCGCGCAGCTTGTGATCAAGGGCGACTGGCCCAAGGAGTAAGCAAAAATGGGAGAGAACCAGAAACTAAGCGATCTTTTTGAAGTAAGGCAGATCGAATACCAAACGGCAATGGCTATCGTTATTGAGCGCCACTACCTGCACAGGAAAGCGCCATGCAGCTTTGCGTTTGGCATGTTCGATAAAGCGACTGACGAGATCGTAGGTGTAGTGATCTATGGAGTGCCAGCTTCTAGCACACTTCTTAGGGGTATCTGTGGCGACGATGAGTCTAAGAATGTTTATGAGCTAACCAGGCTCTGGATTGACGACGCTGTTCCAAAGAACGGTGAGTCCTTCTTGATCGGCAATACAATCAAAAAGCTAGATCGCCAGATCATAGTTTCCTACGCCGATAGCAGCCAGCAGCACATCGGTGTTGTTTATCAAGCAACAAACTTTATCTATACAGGGCTATCAAGCAAGTTTAGAGATCCAAAGGTCCGAGGGCTTGAGGGCCAGCACCACGCGACCTATGCTAACGGCCTAACCAACGCACAAGTAATCGAGAAGTTTGGCGATCGCGTTTACTGGGTAGAGCGAGCTAGAAAGCACCGATACATTTACTTCAATGCAAAAGGCCGCCGCCGCAAGGAGCTAGAAAGCAAACTTAGGTATAAGGTGCTGCCTTATCCAAAAGCAGAATAGCGACACGCTATTGCAAGATGTCGGTGGCTACCTATAAACTAATAGCCCAAACAAAGGAGAGAGAATGATCAAGGAACTAACCCTCGGTCTGTTCAACCAACAGAGCGAGCGCGACAAGCAGAAGCTAGTTGGCGCAAGCAACCTATCTGATCCATGCACCTACCACTTGGCGCATGCCCTGGCTGGAACGCCGGAGCAACCAATGAAGTATTGGCTTGGTGGCAAGATCGGCACTGCTGTGCATAGTTTCATCGAAGATGCAATCGCTAAGAGTGCCGAGCAGGTATTCAGCGATGCTGCAATCGAGCAGAAGATCACGCTGGGAACTATTGACGGCTACGGCACAGTCAATAGCAAGCCCGACTTGGTGCTACCAAGCGTCAAGCATGTGATCGACTGGAAAACCAGCACACGCGCTAAGTCGCGCAAGTTGCAGAATGTCATTGACGAGCTGCCTAACGAGCCAAAGGACAAGGACTCCTACTACACAGTAATGAAGTATGTAGCGCAGATCCAGCTCTACGCTTGGGGCCTCAACAACTCTGGCACTCCGATCGAAAAGTTGTCGCTCGTATTCATCAACCGCGATGGAACTACCGATGCCGACATCTGGGACTACACCATTGACTACGATGCCAACTACGCTCAGGCCGTCTGGAATCGCGCAGTAAAGGTGTGGGAAGCAATCCAGGGTGGACACGCTCTTGACGACTTTGCGAAGCACGATCACTGCTTCAAGTGCAAAATTGGTATCTAACTACGGCGTGTCGCACCAAGTTTCATCTGTATTACCTGTGTTATACTCAATGTCCAATCACTAAGGAGAAGAAAATGACTGGAACAGAATTGCCGGAACTAAGTTTCGCAAGTTTCATCACTAAGGCTCACCAGCTCAACACTCCAAAGAGCATCCTGCTCTATGGAGATCCAAAGCGTGGTAAGTCCTGGTTGGCAGCATCGGCAGCAGAGGTTGAGGCCCTGTCACCGGTATTGCTAATCGATGTCGAGGGTGGCGCATCTGCGATCGCTCGCGACTGGAAGAATGTTGATGTTATCAATGTCAGCACCCATGAGCAGCTTGACGCTGTTGTGGATCAGCTCGTAAACCAGCCACACAAATACAAGACTGTTATCGTAGATACTCTTGGTGTGGCTATGGATCGCGCTGAGAAGGTTTTTGAAGCCAAGCCTGAGAATAAGGGCAACCGCTTTGGAAAGTGGGGCGACCTAAAGGACTGGGCAACCAACACAGTCCGTAAGTTGCACTCCGCACCATTCCTGGCAATCCTGATCGCTCACGCACAGGATGAAAAGGATGAAAGCACTGGCGCAGTAAAGACTGTGCCTATGCTCTCAGGTTCTACCAAGAACACACTTCCAGGTATCCCTGACATCATTGGATACATGACTGCCGAAAAGGGCGAGGATGGTGTAAAGCGTGTGCTTTACCTAAACTCCTCTGATCGTTATGTCACTGGAAACCGCTTTGGCTTGCCAGACCGTCTGTATGAGCCAAGTATCAAGAAAATAATCGATGCAATTCAAGGAGATGATGCAAAGTGACCCAAACCCTACTCGTTAGCGCAAGCGCGCTACAGCAAGCAAACGGCGGAAGCCGCGAGCCACTGCCAAAGGGCAACTACACCGCGACTGTTTTTGAAGTCAAGGCTGAAACCGTCAAGGCTGGCGAGAACGCTGGCAAGCCACGCTGGAATGTAACCTTCAAGGTTCAGGATGGCGAACACTCCGGTCGCTTGGTCTGGGGCTATGTAGCTCTTTACCCAAACAACGGCCTGTGGAAAACCCTCGCGTTCTTCTCATCACTCGGCTACGAAGTATCTGAGGGCGCGTTCTCGATCCCTGAGATCGCAGATGTCCAGGGCAAGACCATCGGTATCCGCGTGGGTTTGTCTGAGGACCAGAACGGCGCTCCACGCAACGATGTGAATGGCTTTGACAAGCCAGGCGCAGCTTCAGCTCCAAAGGCCGAAGCACCAGCAGCAACCGCGAAAGACCCATTCGCAGCTGATTTGATCTAAATGGGCAAGAGTAGGGGTGCGACTACTATAAAACGCATACCAGCCTTGGACTCGGTGTAGTGAATCTTGTGATTCCCTTTCTCTCCTGTTTCCGTTCACTTCGGGTTCGATTCCCGACCAAGGCACGATGAATGGCATGAACGGCTACTGGCATTGCGCTGGCAGGTCGTAACTCATTCATCACTGTTCCAGTGGGCAACAGGCGAATAGGCTTTGGTGAACATCTAGATTCCCCCATCTAGATTCAGGTTCGATTCCTGACTATTCACGATCAATCGCTTGAGAAAGGGCGCTAACAATGGAGATACAAGATTTCCTGGAAACGATCTATGGCACAGGTAAAGGCATTGCCACCATCGTCACTAAGAATGTATTTTCGGGCGAGCTAACCGACCAGAAGTTTTTTCAGTATCCGGAGCAGATCACCGAGATGGTGCAGCTCTCCGAAGCCAACGCACACCGCGATGTCTACTACTCCCCGATCCTTTACTCTGCCGAGCGTCGCATCCGCGAGAACGCCAAGACCGTTTCGGTTGTCTACGCTGACGCTGACACCTGTGACCCTGCCAACTTCTTGCTCAAGCCTTCTATCGCTGTGCAGACCTCTGAGGGCCGTTGGCACACCTACTGGATTCTTGATGGCGAAGCAGATCCACAAGAAGTCGCACTAGCTGCCAAGAAGATCGCCTACGCACACCAGCACCAGGGCTGTGACCTGTCGGGCTGGAATCCAACTAAGTTGCTCCGTATCCCAAATACTACCAACACCAAACACAACGCCGGTGAGCGCGTTGAGGCGTTTTCAAGTGGGCAGATTTACACGCTGGCTGAGATCAACGAAACCTACGGCGATGTAGCCGTCGAGCCGATCCGCCAGTTGAGCAACGAGGCCATGCCAGAGGCGCTACCACAGGTCGCTCAGGCGCTTGCTAAGGTGTCCAGCAGTGCAGAGGTCCTATCGCTTTACATGGATGAGCCACTGCCTGGCACTGACCTGTCAAAGCGTCTGTGGAAACTAGAGTTAGAACTATTCCGTCAGGGCCTAACGCCAGACGAAGTTTTCATCATTGCGAAGAACGCTAAGTGCAACAAGTATCACCGAGCCGACAGACAGCGCAGAATCGACCCAGACGGCGACCTGTGGCGTGAAGTCCAGCGAGCCAAGGAAACGCACGACAGCGACCCTACAGGCGCTCTAGCAGCCCCAGAGGAGCTAGTAAAGCACGATGAGCCTAAGCCGATCTCATTCCTCAAGGATGATGAGCGCACAATGGTTAGGTCGAAGTCCTGCTTCGTAGACGAATACATGGAGTGGGCCACATCCAAGACTGACGGCGCGGTTCAGTATCAGGTCGCATCCGCGTTCACGATCCTCTCCAGCGTCTACTCAGAGCTTGGCTACGCTGTGCCTAAGTTCGGCAAGATGGGCCTAAACCTCTGGTTCATGGTGCTTGGTGAAACCACTCTGACTCGTAAGTCCACCAGCCGTAACCTCATGCTCAAGGTGATCCGCAAGTTTGAGGAGCTAACTGGCGACCAAGTAGACATCGGCTCAAATGTTACTGCCGAAGGTCTAGTGAAGTTGCTCTCTCAGCGTGACGGCAAAACCTCGCTATTCCACCGCGATGAAGTCCAGGGTATGTTCAAGGAGTTCATCACCAAGACTTACATGGCTACAGCTGCCGAGCAGTTCACCGAGTTGTATGACGGACATGTGCCGGTAGTCGTTCGTTCGGCTAACGGCGGATCGCAGACCGATCGCGCCGAAACTAACTTCTTGATGTATGCGATGGGTATTACCAGCAAGACTGCCGATGTGCTTACTACCGAATACTTCCGTTCGGGCTTCTTGGCTCGTTTCGTGTATGTCCTCGCTGACACTCCACCACGCACCTTTGAGGGTGAAGCGATCCAGCAGTCTGACGACCACGAAGTTTTCGTCAAGGATGAGGGCTTGGACCGGATCATCAAGAGTCTGCATGGCGGTGTCACATTCTGGCAGAAGAAGGGCGCTCCGACTCCACGCCCGATTCGCCTAAGCCAGCAAGCCCTAGACCGCTTCAACGAGTTCAAGTGGGACATGGGTAACTATGCCGAGGGCCACACCCACGCCGAGTCCATTGAGCCATCGCGTCAGCGTCTTGCTCTATCGATCTGGAAGTGTGCGACTCTACTTGCCATGCACGACAAGCAAGAAGAAGTCGGTCTAATCCACATGCTTTTGGCGATCAACTACGCCGAGGAGTGGTTTGGCAACCTAGTCAAGATGGCTGGCGCTATCTCGGCATCTGAGTGGCAACGAGATGTGGACCAGCTCGAAACCGTTATCACCGACAAGGGTGGCAAGATCCGCTATGAAGAAGCCTACAAGCGCTTCGCTAACAAGAAGAAGCGTGAGTTCGACGAGATGATCGAAGCATTGAAGTCCCAGGGCCGAGCTGCGGTCTATGGCGAACAGGGCAAGACCTACATTGAGGTGGCAAAGTAATGGATGATGTAACCAGACTCCAGGCGATCAACAAGGCCATCGCACTGCGCGACCAGGCCCCATTCTTGACGCGTGACGAGCTTTACTCGGCTGTGACAGACTTGGGCAAGAGCAACCTATTCTCTAAGCGCCAGATCGCACAGTTGGCAGGGCATGCTATCAGCAGCTCTACGATCAGTGTGCTAGTCAGTAAGAGCGCCAAGACCGGTGGCAGGGTCAGTCCTCTCTCGCTGGAGTTTGTGCGCGATGTCCTGATCGCAAAGATGCGAGGTGTCCTCGACTACGAGAAGATCTCCAAGATACTCCTCAGCGGAACTTCCCAAAACATGGTCGCTAGACTTACAGGGATACCACAGGGAACTATCAGCCGTAAAATCGCTCGCGATGAGTGAAGATACAGGTTTACAGTTCATCAAGTGGCTCGACCGAGCTGCTGAGTTTAGACAAAAGCAAGGAGCAAAGATGAGCAAGCCAGACAATAACCCAGACTACGATCGGGGTGTCGCTATTGGCATGAGGTGGGGCCAGCAGGTAGAGCGTAAAGTTATTATTGATGCCCTAGAGCTTGTGCTTGAAACCAGGACCCTGAAGGCTAACGGAAAGCCTGTTTCACCGACCATTGGGATCGAAGAAGTAATCGCACTTATCAAGGGAGAGAAGTAAATGAAGTTTCACTATCACAAGCAGCAATGGCTCAACAACTTCTATTGGGGTCAGGTGTTCAAGTTTTTCAAACCAATGGGCGGCGGAATAGGGCTTGTATTCTTTTGCCACGAAATCGCACTTATCAAGGGAGAGAATAAACTTGGCAACTAACAACTTTTCATACAAGGCTAACTTCGACAGTGTTATTTTCGATCACGAAGCCCTAGCTTTTCACGCACAGAAGTATCTGGATGGAGCAGCTTATAAACTTGCTCGCCAGTGCTGGCAGTATCTGGAAATCAAGCGCAACAAGGACCGCGCAGATAACCTAGCACTACTACAGGAGATTGAGAATCGTGAAGATTTTAGCGCTTGATCCTGGTGGCACGACCGGAGCTGCGATCATTGAATTTGGTGACGACACCGAGCCAGTGATCGAAAAGCGCTGGCAGATCGCAGATGGCTTGCAGGGTTTCATCTCTTGGTATCAGGACACCACTGACTTCTGGGACATGATCGTCTGTGAGTCATTTGTGCTAAGACCAGGAGTGCATGGAGTAGACATCACTCCAGCGTATGTTATCGGCGCTCTGGAGGCCCTAGAAGGACATCTGGGTGTTATCTATCAAGAGCCAAAGGTAAAGCCCCTATGCGACGACGACAGGCTCAAGGCAATGGGTTTCCACAAGCCTGGTCAGCCACATGCGAATGACGCTGTTCGCCATGCCGTTATCTATCTCCGCAATAAGCGCCACATTCCGACACTCCGCAAGGGTTGGGCAGAGGGTCAGTAATGACCATACTGCTAAACTTGTAGTGGTCAATAAAAGAAAGGGCGCAACTATGTCTTGCAAAGCCTGTGAACTAGAAAAGAACAACCCAGAGTTTGCCAGCGCACTGCTGAGTCACTCAAGCCGTTACATTGCAGCTCGCTTTGAGATTGGCAAAAGCACAGTGATCAAGCACCGAGCTAAGCACTCTGGCCTCTATGTGCCGAAGTCCACCGAAACCAAGATGCAGGAACTCGAAGATGAGGGCCAGTCGTTTGAGTGGAACGGCAACACCGGAGTCTGGAAAACAGGCACTACCGACGCTGTGCTTACCGACATCTCGCCAGAGAACATCCTGCGCCAGTTTGGTCACAACCCAGATCAGGTCGCCATCAAGGGCGTTATCCGCGAGTCGCACAAGGAGTATTACTCTCGCGACGAGGGCAAGATGCTCTGGAAGCACTCCTACGCTTACGCCGTCGAGAAGAAGTCTGGCGTTGTCGCTGACTCTATCGATCCTGTCGAGCTAATCAAGCAGCTCCAGCCTAAGTTCAGTGGCAAGTCGTTCTTCAAAGAAGGATTTGAGTCCACCTTTGCTCTGACTTGGGGCGACTGGCAGTTCGCTAAGAAAGAGGGCGGTGGCACTCAGGGCCTCATTGAGCGCGTGAACTCTGCCGTCGCTGACGCTGTTGTGCGGATCAATGAACTACGCTCTATCGGTCGCAAGTTGGACAAGCTCGTTATTGTCGGCGGTGGCGACATGGTTGAGGGTTGCGTAATCTACCCAAACCAGTCCTACGAGATCGACGGCAACCGTAGGGAACAGATTCGTGGAACGGCAGCTTTGATCATTCAATCGCTGGCTACCCTTGCTCCAATGTTTGAGAGCGTCAAGGTGTTCGTAGTCCCTGGTAATCATGGTGAACACCGCATCATGGGCAACCGCACCACTATTGGCGACAACGACGACCTGCTGGTATTCGAGATCGCTGAGTTGGCCTGTAAGAACGACCCACGCTTTAGCCATGTAGAGTTCGAGATTGCCGAGAAGGAAATCTCTATGACTACCAAGATTTACGACTGGACTTTTGGCGCAACTCATGGCGATGTATTTGGCAAGGGTTCTGGCACAGGTGTTCGTAACAAGGTATTCAACTGGTTCAAGACTATGGCTGCTAACCGTCACCCTATCGGCGCATCTGATGTTCTACTTACTTTTCACTTTCACCACGATGCACAAGAGGATTGGGGCAACACGCTATGGGTTCAGAGCCGAACAATGGATGGTGGAAGTCACTACTTCAAAGAGTTTTCAGGCCACGACACCGATCCTGGGATGCTGAGTTTCGTAGTGACTCCAACGAGCAGGTTCCAGGACAAGCAATACCTCGCGTAGTCCTAGTCACTCAGAACGAGGAAACTGGAGAGTTTCTTCAGGTCGAGCTAGTCTGCTCCTGTGAGGAGCCTGTGCAGATACTTGCCACCGGCGGATTCTACTGCGATCACTGCGACAGGCCTTGCTCTAGGTCGCTGACAGAGATCTGCGAGTTCTGCGAGGTGTATAATTATACTGTTGATGAACGCGACAATCTTTTCAACAATCCAGATCAATAGCACAGGCATGCATGTAAAAGCCCTCCTAGTGCTATTCCAATAAGGAGCATCATGGCAGTTTACGAGTATCAGTGCGATAAAAAGCACTCGGTATACCTAAACATGAGCATCCTAGAGGAGCAGCCAAAGACTCAGTTCTGCCTCATGTGCAAAACAGAGATGAAGCGAGTCTTTGGCGCTCCGGCAACTCAGTTCATCGGCTCTGGATTCTACAGCACAGATAAGAAGAAGTAATGCAGGGATTCGACCTAGTAGACACGCTCGTTGAGATCAACTACGCAGCTCGCTCACCACAGCAACTAGCTGCCAACATAGCCAGGGCCAATGTTATCTATCGCCCAAAGGGTAACTTCGTGATCATCACCGCCCAGCGCGACGACCCAATCGTTCACCGAGCAATCAGCCAGATGGTGTCTGAGAACTTTCCCAACTGCCAGCGTGTTTACTTCGTAGACGGTGGAGAGTCCACGATTGTAGAGAAGAAGGCTGGACTGATCAAGCGCCTGGGCCTCACAGACTTTACTGACAACAACCGTTCGATCCTGAGCAAGCTCAAGGACCTATCGACCGGAGCGAGCCTCTGGGTAATGACCAAGAGTTCAGGCCGTAAGCCTTACTAATCAGAGCAAAAAGATAGGCCCCCAGTCACCTCTGCTGGGGGCCTAATCCTTGTCGGGATTTTTGTTCTGACCTACGCGAAAATACCGCTTAGGACATTTACTGCTGCGATTACCACAGCCAAAACCGATACAATAACAGCTGCGTTAGCCCTGTTAGAGTTGTGACGAGTCTTTACTTCTTGCAGATCAAGTTCAATGATCCGAATGTCTTGCTTTACAGCTTCTACTTCTTGTCGGTGAACCTGGAACTCAGTCCGTAGTCCTGCGATGTCCTCGCGCATGTGACGCATGCCTTCCTCAACGCGCCCAATAGCAACTAAAATTTCGGTGTATTCATCAGCCATGAGATTACTTTTTCGGGTCTACATTCAAGTAGGCAAGCGTATGAGCGCTGATGCCAAGCACAGCTGCAATAACGCTCAAGACCTGTTGTGCTACTCCGCCGGTGATAAAACCAAGAGTGATCAGCAACGGCATGAGGGATGCTGATACGCTGTAAACCCATTTACGCTGTGCTGGAGTTAGATCGAGTTTCATTTGGCTGCTTTCTTTTCTTTGGCATGGACTGCCTTGATGTGCTTATAGATGTCGTAAACCTTGCCAGCAACAACCGAGGTAACGGTCTTGCCGAGAGTGACATGGAGGTGTGGTCCAGTTGTAAGTGTGCCACTGTTACCGACACGACCAACAGGCTGGCCTACCTTGACTACGCTTCCCTTTTTGATGCTGCTTGGCTTCTCCAGAAGATGGCAGTAGCCAATGAACCACTTGCCAGTAGCGTCTGACTGCACAACAACCCAGCCAAGACCGTCAGACCAAAAGATGTTTTCGATTTTGCCAGCGGTGATTGCGCGGATAACCTTAGCCTCGCCTGGGGACCAGTCAGTGCCTCGGTGTGCGTTCTTACGGTATGAAGCCAGAGTTCCAAAGCGATCGCCCAAGAACTGGTCGTCGAAAGGTGTGATCCATGAGTAAGTCATAAGTCAAGTATACCTTATGGCATAATCTGGATCGTCATGGACTGTGG